TCCATATTGCTGACCCATTGCGGAAACGAACTGCTTTCGTGGTTCTGCATATACAGAGCCTACATAGGCAATATCACATTCGTAGATAGGGTTTTTGTGTCCCTTAGGAAACTTGTCAGCGGTTGCCTGTTTCAAGTCTATTAGGTTAGTATGGTTATGTCTTCTAACATATGTTCCATCTACCGTAAAACCAAAGTCCACTAAAGGAAGAATGGCTTCTACCATAATTTCCCTGCCACGATAAATCTTATCTACATACCAGAATACTATTTTACACGCTGGATTTTGTTTACGAATCGTTTGTAAAAGAACCGTTAATCTTTCTAGAGATAGGCGAGAGGTTTCTTCTGTATCCTCGTTCATTCCACCCTTTATGGAAGAGAAACAAGTCGGCTTGTTCTGCCTTCTTGAGTATACTCTTCATATTGAACTCTCTATCGTCTTCTATCAGGACTTTGTATCCTAATTTTTTGAGGGCAAATAAGATGTCCTCGTCATTCTCTCTGTGCTTGTTGTCTTTTAAGTGGGCTAAGTATAATATTGTTTTTATCATTGTTTTTAGCCTGTTCTCCTTTCCCCATTGTGTTCCGCGGAGAGCGATGGACGCAATGGAGAAGGCTAACCAAGGATATTAGTTAATAATTAAGGAACTAGTAGTTAGAGATAAGTCTAACGCCAGAACCTGCATTAAGTAATACTTTGCCATACATAGTATCAGCAATGTATTTTGTTCTTAATGATTCGCTTTCTTTCTCGTGCAAGGTTACGCCATCTTTTTCAACAGCATAAACGATTGCATTCTTGTGAATTAACAAGTTTCTATGTCCACCTTCTGTACCAGCAGTTCCAGCAGGAACGTTTGGAGAGATGTAAACAGGAATACCATATAATTCATTATGCGGAGCAGTTGGAAGTATAACTCTTCCGTATTTAGAGGCATTGACTAATTTATCGCTGCCCATAACTTCTTTCCAATAAGCATTGGGGTGGAAGATGAAGGCACAGTCGGTATGGACATTGATGGAAGATGATTCCATAAATGCAATAGCCTGTTCCAAAACGGTAGAGGTAAGACTGGTAGCAGAATCGCCCAAACCTTTAGTGATTCCACTGGCTAAAGCCAATAAATCAGTATCAAGTTTCTTAGCGAGGTCGTAACCCATCTTGTTGATATACTCTTCTTGTAATCTGTATTGAGGACCAACAGTCGCTTTTTGGAAATCAGACATTACGAAGGCGTCAGCTAACCATTTATCGATAGTTAATGCAGTCTTGGTATCTGATAAAGCGGTATTGGCAATATCACCAGAAGTAGTGTTAACGGCAGTACAAGTAAAGCCGTTAGAAATTGCGGGAATCCATAACTTATCACCCCTTCCGCTATATCATTGCTGTAATTCGAAAAGAATTTAGCAGCAACTAAATTAGCTTCAAAGGCACGATTAAGTTTGGCACCCCAAACTTCTGGGTTGAACACGTCGAATGTTTGTGTAGTAGCCATATATTTTTACGCACCGACACCCTTTCTCTTTTGTGTAGATTTTTCAAAAGCTTCTCTCGTTGCCTTATCTAAATCTTCGTCAGAAAGGTTCCTATTCGGAGCACTCGTGACAGACATCGTGGGAGATGAGGGGCTCGGTATTTTATTATCTTTTTCTAACTTTTCTCTCTTTGCGGAAATTGCCGTCTGAACCCAAGGGTCATTCGCTGCGGCAATAATATCGGCTGGTTTAGAAGACTTGGAGAACTTTCGTAATGAAGTCTATCTCGTCTTCGCTATAACCGTTTATTGCTTTTAGAGAGTTTTATTAACTCTATGGGGTCATAGGCGGGGGTCGCTTCCATCTTTTTGGGTTCAGGGCTCGTAGGAAGTTTGCTTTTTAGCTCTTCATACTTTGTCTTGTATAACCCTTTTTGGACTTTTAGCGTTTGGTTTTCCTTTTTCAAGGCTTCCAAATCTTCCGTTCCCTCGTTTTCTATCGGAGTTTCGTTCTCCACTACATTTAAAGACTCGTAGTTGTCTAATTCGTTTTGAAGAGTGTCGTTCTCTTGTATGGTTTCGTCCATAGTTCTTTTTTTAAACTTTAGTGTTTGTTTGGTTTATGGTCGGTTTGCTCCGTTATTATATGAATGTGGGTGGCTTCGCAGTCTTCACATCAAGTATTTTTATTGTTTTAAGTAACACTTTCAGGAATTGTATCGTAGAAATCATCACGTCTCTTTCACTCTTTTCTTCTTCTGTCTTTGCGGTCATATCAAACACACCCTCGTTCATCTCCTGTATCCAATTACCAAATAAAGAAGCCAATCTTTCTTTGTTTTGCTTAACAAACTGTTTGTCGTCTTTTGATAGGGTAATTTTAAACATTAGATAGTTATATTAGTGGGCGATTTAGTGGTAGTCATTGTTGGGATTGGTGCTTTCGCTACCGAACCAGCAATTTGTGCTATTGGAGATTGACTTGGCGTTTCCGTATCAAAATCCGTTGGACCTAACCCAGACAGTTCGAGCAACTTGCTGAAATACTGTCTTGTATTCGGGTCTTGTAAAATTGTGGGATTTCCACCAATCATTTGTAGGGCAACTTGGAGTGTTTGCATCTTAGTGCCCACATCTATACTCTCCCCAGTAACAACTACCTGAACTTTATATTTGATATCATCATAATAATCGGCAGGGATTTCTAAAACCTTTTGATTATCAATGAAACTTTCGGTAATGGTTTTGAGGGCATCAAACTCATCACCAACTGGAATCTTTTTATTCTTAATTATAAAATCTATAATTCTCTTATTGGTATAATGTTTTACAAGGGTAGCTTTTAATTTTCTTAATTCACCTTCGTCAAACTCGCCAAGTAAGAGATTGTGTAATTTGTGAGATTGCTTTTTAAACTCTGGTAATATCCAGTCGGCAATTATATCTCTAACAAATAATCCGAAGTCTTCTCTCTTTAAATCAAAGAAACCACCAGCCATCTGGGCTTGTAATACTGTCGCACCCTAATGGTGTTCCAGCAGGGCTTCTTTCTCCACTAATAGTGTCGTAAGCAAAGGTTCTCTTTACGGTTAAATCACCCCAACGGGCTTCATCTTGGGCATAAGCAGAGAGGTTTCTCTCTTCCATTGCCACAGGAGTAATTTCTGAATTAGCGGTAAGTATTTCTCCATTATCAACTTCGGTAAGCATATTCCTACCAATACCATCATCACGTGTTTGAAATACGTGTTTTGAGGTATATTGCATACCATCTGTTTTGTAATTCTCTACCTTATTGGTATGAATTTGGGCTTCAAATAACTTCTCAACCTGACCACGACCCAGTGCACGACCAGGAATATCGTCCCATTTTAATTCTTTATAGAGGTCTTCCCTATCTATTTTAGCTTTATATAAAACAACTTCGTCTTTTACCCCTTCTGGAATAATAAAGTAATTCTCTTTTTGTCCATCTATATGGGCAGATATTTCATAAACTTCTATTTCGTCTTTTTCTTTAAAGAAATCATAAACTTCTTTAACATTATTCCACTTTCTTTCTTTGCCAATCTTTAAAAACTGTTCAGGGGTATAGGTATGTTCCTCAATTAAGTAAGGAGAATCCATAAAATTCTTAGAACCCTGCTTAACCATAACATTTTGCAGGGGAACGAGAGAAACAGAATCTCCAACTTTCTTTACCAGGAGATGTCCGTATTTGGGCAGGGCATAAGTCATCTGATTAAGCAGTTGACCGAATGTCTTTCCATCGGAATTCTTTTTGCTCTTCATCCACTGTCTAAGTTCTTTTCCCAATAACCAAGAGGGATAATAAGACTGTCCGTCTTCGGCTAATACCAAAATATCTTTGGTATCAATATCAATCATCTTAGAGGCAACGAGGGTTGGATTCTCAATTATATTATAAAATGCCTTCTTAACCCCAAGTTCATTGTATTCACTATCTAAATACTTATCAACCCAATAAAGGTCTATAAGTTCTATTATCTTTTCCTGTGTTTTGGCATAAATGGGATTACACTTGAGTGCCTCTACAAAATCCGACTTAGCAGTTTTAATAAGCTCCTGATACATATTATTTTTGTTTCTTTACCTTCTTTGGTAATTTTTTCTTTGTAGTATGCCTTTCCCACTCCTTAGCCATTTCTGGCTTATTGGCGTACATCCAAGCCCTTTGTTTTTGAGATTTGAACGACATATTATACAAAATTAGTTTTTCTCCTATTCCTTTCTCTTTTTTCCAACTCTTCTTGAATTGCGGTTTTTGGGTGGGCAGAACCAGTTAATCCCCAAACCGCTAACCCCAAACTCATTACGCAGTCATCGTGAAGTCCTTGCGGTGCTCGGTAGATTACATTTCCACTATCTGACAACTGATAACCGAATATCTTTTATCTCATTTATGAGGTCTTCGTTGTTTGGAATAGTAATATTTCCCTGTTCTATGAAAATACTTAACTTTTCTACCAGTTCTTTCTTATTCTGGTTGGTAAATCTAAAATCATCTACGAATAAACCCATTCTTTCTAAATCTTCTCTAATTGGTTCTCCTACTCCAGTTGAGTCTACAATTAAACGGGCATTGTTATATCTTTTGGCAGTGGACTCAATTCTCTTTCTTTGAAATGGATAGTCTATCTGATTAAACCTATCAAAATAGACAACATTATTGGTATATCTGTCAATTACAGTTAAAACAGTAAAGTCTTCGTGCTTTCCAAGGTCTACACCCATCACATAGGTGTGTCCTACTTCGGAATCTCTAAGACAATTATCTTTGATTATCTCATCAACACCACGAAATACGGAAGCAGCATCTGGTAAGAAACTCGCCTCATACTCCTGTTGAAATACCTGACTAGGTAAAATACTCTTAGCCCTATCCCATTCTTCAAGTGGAAATGTTGGGTTGTCTACGGAACGATACTGAAAGGCTCTTGCTATCTCGGTATTTTCTTTACACCAAGCGAACTTAGTATAAAACCAATTCTGTCCGAATGGTGTGCTTATAAAAATTGACTTTCCTTTTCTTGAAGCAGTGGTAGGAAAAACATAGGCATCATAAACTCGTTGAGAAACCCTAGCGGCTTCATCTACGATTACCAAATCTAATTCTTCTCCAAGTAAAGAAGCGGGATTTTCAGCAGATTTACACTCTACCCAACTTCCATTGGCACAACGAATCTTTGGATTTGGTCTGCTTTGGATATTTGGTGCTTGAGAAGGGGCAACTTTAGAAAACCACTTGACTAAGTATGTAAAAACCTTTTCAGATAGGTCGTAAGTGGGTGAAACTATCCAAACGTGCCTATTGGGTTGGAGAATCTCCTTTAAAGCGATATAGGCACAGATTGCTGATTTTCCATATCTCCTACCTGCACAAATGGTAATATCTCTTACTTCGGGTCTTTTAGTGCTTCTAAAACTTCTTTCTGTCCAGTATGTGGATACCACTTTATGG